AGAATACGCTCTTGCACACATTGATGACGAAGAGTTCATGACTGCAAACAACGTCATGACCCAGCTTCTGAGAATGCAACAGGTGTTGTCTGGTCATGTAAAATCAGACAGCGGAGAGTTTGTGGAAATAGATGATAATAGAATCAAAGAGTTACTGGCTTGTTTAGAAGAAGTTAAAGGTAAAGCCATAATTTGGTCACGATTCAGATACGATGTGAAACGCATTACCGAAGCACTGACCAAGGCTCACGGCCCGGGTTCTACTGTTTCTTACTTTGGAGATACGACTGACGAGGAGAGGGTGGAAGCCATTGAGAAATTTCAAAATGGTGATGCTCGATTCTTTATAGGCAATCCACAGACAGGCGGTTACGGAATTACTCTGACTGCGGCAACAACCGTTATCTATTTTGCAAACAGCTTTGATCTGGCTGTTCGTATGCAGTCGGAAGATCGAGCGCACCGCATCGGTCAAACAGATCACGTTACTTACATTGATTTTATTTCGGAGAAAACAATTGATGAAAAGATTGTCAAAGCTCTTCGGAACAAAATGGATATCGCCAGCACGGTGCTGGGCGAGGAACTTAAACAATGGTTAACCTAGGAGAGTAAAATGCCAGACATTAAAAGATACAAAAGTGTTGCTGTTCCGATCCCTGCTTGGGAAAAACTTTTGACACTAGCGGAGAAGAATCAGCGGTCACCCGCCCAGCAGATTGCTTTTTTGGTAGAAGTAGCGCAAAATGCACCCACGGACGCTGAACTTCGCCTAACTTATGGGGAGGGATCAAGCGCATGAGTGGAGATTTAGACAGTTTCTACCGCCAGGTTTCAGAGGTGACCTTAGAAAATACCTCCTTATCGCCTTCATCAAGATCCGTGGTTTTGTTTAGAGTAGCCATAGAATCAGGCGCAGCGGAAATGGGATTGCCGAAAGTGATGCATTTAATGAGTAGACTTATGACTGTAACGATAGGGATTATGGCTGGGGACAGCGACTCTTCTTACGAAGATATTTTGGAGGATTTAGATCCATCTGATATGCCCCGGCACTAATAAGGAATGAATGCTAGAGCCGAGAGAACACTGGTCTGAAATACTATCTGACATAAGGAGAGAGTCTGGTCTGACACGGACAGAACTCTCTGCTTTATCTGGTGTCGGCTCCAGCACAATTGAGAACTACGAAAGATGCAAGATTCTCGAGCCGTCAATTTACAAGATCGAAAGTCTTTTACATGCTATGGGTTATGAGTTGGATGCCATTAAAATGGAGAAAAACAAATGCTCTATGTAATAGTCGTACTCATAGGAGTTGTTGGACTTCCCGGGCCCGTTGTCATTACCGTAGACGAATATAAAGGTTCAAAGTTACGGTTTAAGACAGAAGAAAGCTGCAAAAAACATATTAATGAGAATAGTTTCACACTAAAGTCTTGGTCAGCTTCTCTTTTTCCGGAAGGAACTTCTATTACAGGGGGGCTTTTTGACTGTCAATTAACAGGGGAATCTATCCCTGGCCTCTCCGTTTCTTCAGACACCCCCTCCAAGAAGATTTAGGACCTAAACTTTTTCTGTGGTGTAGCGGATAAGGTTTCTTCTTTCTTTTCTTTCGAGTCGGAGCTTCGTATACGTGGCTTGATTTTCTCATTGCAGCTGCGCCATCTCTTCGTTCATAATTTTTATCGCTCCCGCCAACACCGACTTGCTTTCATCTTCTCTGCCAGAGTTCAAGCTGTGCATCAACTGATCCAAGGGAAGATCGTGTTGTAGCGCCAGAGACAGAATTAAAGAAGCATCATCGAGCAACAAATCCATATCGCTCCCTATCTTTGATCCCCTGATAAAAACCTCTCGTGCTTTCATGTCTTCAAGGTCAATCCCGAAGCTGATGTAATACCGATCCGTCATGGTTTCCAGAACGCGGGTGATGGATGGTCGTCGGTTAGGCATCTTTTTTCGCATTATCTATTTCTCCGCATAAAATATGTGTTGTCCTATCTTGAAACACGGCTCAAGGACACTGGCCCAAGTGGGGCTCACCCAATCTGCATGGTAGTGAGTAGCATCTTCTAAACCATCAATGTCTACATTGGTTGACAGAAGAGTGTAAGCGATGCTTTGAGCATTCTTCCAAACTTCTTTTTCTGCTGGTCTTTCGGGGCGACCATCACACCAGTAACTAAACTGACACTTATCTCGAACAGGATTGCCCTTCCAGTATCGACCTTGTCTCACCACTTCGCATATTGTATCTGGATATCTAGGGTGATCTACTCGGTTCTGTATGACAATCCCCACTGCCAACATCCCCAGACTTCCTTGATCTCGAGCTTCGTAATACATGGCTTCCGCTAGGCATTGGTGTTCATCGGCATGAGCTACTCCGGTAAGCCCCACCAAGAAAGCCCCCGCCATTAAAAGTTTTTTCATTTCTTTCCGTCCCTTTCTAAGTTCTTTCTGACCAAGTAGTTAATCTTATTCATCCAGATACGCTTGAAGTCAGGATCTTGTGCTTGTTGAGCTACCTTAACCATCTTGGCTATCTGTTCCGTTAGTCTCATTATGCGTCTCCCTTATTGCTTCTCCGATTTTTTGCGCGATCTGCGGGATGATGGAGTTTCCCAATGCACGGAGTTGAGGTACTCGGTTGGGTAGCCCATCAACCAGGCGACCCACTGGGGGTTCAACTTCCCACCACTCTTCGGGTGTGATGCATTTACTGTGTCTGCCAAGTTGAGACTGTGGCTGTTCTGCCTGTCCTTCGTCAATCTTCTTCCCGTCTCGGTTAGCTCTGCGTCGGGATGTTCGATTTCTTGAGTAGTCGGGGTCGGCCACAGCTTCACGGCATCCCCTAAATTTGTCTGATGACCCTTTTCCATTCTCGCTTTTATTTTCTCCGGATCCTGATACTCCCCGCCGCCTTTCTCCCTTGCGTTGGGTGTCGGCCACATCTCGGGATGAACCACTTGCTCCCTTAGATTTCCCGATCTCTTTCTGCCTTCCCTGTTCTTCTGATTTGTCGAGCAATCTTCCGCGTCCCTCGCTGGAAGGTAATCCATCGTGTTGGGCGTTGCCCACAACTCCACCTCTACCTCCAGCCTTTTTTTCGGGTTTCCCTCCCGAATCTCCTTTGCGGACGGACCATTCGCCATGGACACTCTCGGTGTCGGCCACAAACTCGAAACCCAGTTGCCTTGCCCCCTCTCCTCCATCGAGGGGCTTGTCTGGTCCGCTTTCGCTGTCGGAGTGTGCAACAATCCAGAGTCGCTGTCTGAGGTGCGGGGCGCCAACCGCGCAAGCTGGAATATTAAACGTCCTTGTGGCGTAGCCTTCGTTTGCCAAGTCAGAGAGTACTTCGTCCAAGCCCAATCTAATGAGCCCAGCAACATTTTCTCCAACGACCCAAGTGGGCCTGCATTCCCTGATAAGTCTAAACATTTCTGGCCAGAGATGTCGGGGGTCATCCTGGGCTTGCTGATTTCCCGCCTGGGAAAATGGCTGACAAGGAAATCCTCCGCAAATAACATCGGGTCGGGTCGGGAGGTCGGGTTCTTTGACATTTTTTATATCTCCTAGAATCGGGACTCCGGGCCAATGGTGTTTCAGAACCGCCTGACAATACGGCTCGTTCTCCACGAAACAGACCGTTTCAAAAAAACCGGTGGCCTCGAGCCCTCTCGAAAAACCACCGATCCCGGAAAATAGATCCAATACCTTTAACACTAGCCCGAGAACAGTCCTACCAAGAGACTACCCACGGCTATCAGTATGTAAAATTCGACTCCCATCTTCTTTTTCCTTTTCTTAGTTTTCATCGACCACCAGCCAACTATACTTATCTACGGTTTCTCTGCAATGAGGACAGACCAGAGAATACCACGAAAAGTGGTGAACAATCGTTGACCCACCGCAGACAGGACACCAGATCTCTTTTCCTCCCCTACCCGCCCTTGTCCATTTCGGAACAGGTTTCATCTTCTGGGGTTTCTCTATCCCCACTTGGTTTTCGGTTTCGTCCACAGAATCCTGTTGCGTTCCGAACTTAAAAAACTTCCAGATACTCATTTCTTGAACTCCCCCTCATTGTTGCAGACCCAGCAGTCATCGTATGCGGGACCATCTCCCGCATCGTTTACGTCCACTGCCACATAACCATTGCCGTGGCAGACGGGGCATATTGCACCCGTCCGCTTGAAGGCTTCTCTGATTTCCTCTCCCGTCATTGAATCTGTCAATTTGCTCATTGTATGTATCCCTTCACAATTACACCGTTTCCATAATCCCGAACACCGCCCAACACGGACTCCTCTGTGTTAACCCATGTGTGGTCGGCATTCGCCAAGAACACCGCCTTGGCGAACCCTCTCGGAGTTGCGGAACGAATGTTTTTGGTTCGCAAAGATTTACCCCCCGTCTTGCCATGCACGGGAGAGAAGGCTTTCCCCTTTTTGGGGTCTTTCCTTTCGTAGGTCAATGTCTCATGTGCCACGGCATTGGGTCGTGGCATATTGAAACCACCCCCCGTCCAGAGACAGGTCTTCTTCCGATAGGCATCCCTTGGCGGAATGACCTCTGGATATCTCGGATGCACATCATCCTCTGGCAGATATCCCCCGAAATCGCATGGGTTGAATGTGTGATCAAACTTCCGCCACAACCGCGTCAAGGCACCGATGGGATTCTCAATGTAGAAAGGACAACCCAACGATCTCCCCACAAGTTCGCACCTCTGAACATGAAGTGAGGCTTCCGTCTGAAAGTGTGGGTTGGCTTCCGCTTTTTTCTTCCACCACCTCGAACCACTGACCGCTAGATCCGTGCAAGGCGGGAACGCGGACATGAAACATGCCTTACTCTCGTGTCGGGCAATGATCTCAAGAAGAGTGTCCGTGTTGTAAAGGTCAGCGTGGACGTAGGTGATGTTGCCTTCCGTCCGCTCACCGTCATGCTGGATGTCATACGCGAAACACTCATATCCAGCCTCTGCCCACGGGCGAAGTGCTTCGCCCGTGTAGTCGTATAGTGAAATGACTTGGTTTCTCATGCCACCTCTCCCGTGTCGCAATTATACTGACGATTGCTTCCAGCCCAAGATGGCTCAAACTTCATCTGGATAAGAGTATGGCTAATCTGGAAAGTCTCGCCATCCCTCTCAACCAAAACGGTCTGCTTACGAGCCTTGGGACGTAGACCAACAACCTTGTAAGTCTCGCCATTATGCTGAAAGGTCTTGTGAAGCCATTCTTTTTTGAGATCAAATTTCCAGTAATACCGATCCCAATCATTGGCTCGGGTATCAAAACCTGCAATCGAACCTTCAAGTTTTACACTAAACATGTTATCCTGATACCGAATGTTTTTAAGCTCAAAATCAACACCAAGATCCTTGCCCAGCGTTGAAAGAACTTTGTCCACCTCAGAGCGAACATGGTCTAAAGAGTTTTTATCGAATTTAGTAATCATCAGATTTCTCCTTTCTTTGATGAGAGATCACAATAGCATGAAACATGGGAGATTGTCAAATGGCATGGGAATATCAAATTAAACATCCAAACGGTTACAAACGGAAAGCTCACCACGCACCAAGGAAAATGTGGCGGAATGATGGCTCACATTATCAAGAGCTAAAACGAGCAAACGAAGAGTTTGGGAAAAGGATGAACGGACGACTGTTCGAGGACATTGTTTTAAAGAAATAACACTCGTCACCTATATACGGCTAATTTGAAAATAACAGTTTGAAAATAAAATTTTAGACAAAAAAAAGTGTAAAAGTGTAACCAGTGTCTGAAAACAGCACTTAAACTATTGAAATAGCTATATTCTACTCGTTACACTACTCGTTACACATCGTTACAAAAAGATATGTTTCGTTACACTCTTCTAACCGTTGTTGGATCTGATATTGCATATGTAGGTTTTCAAATTTGAAAATGCTGGTATATAGGGAGTATGAGAAAACGTATTGATAACAAAGCTGACGAGATTGAAGAGGCCCATGGTCGCAAGCTGACGAATAGGCAAAAAGAATTTGCCCGTCATTTTGTTGATGGAACTCATTCCAATGCGGAGTGTGCAAGGTTGGCAGGTTATGCCAATAAAGATGGCAACGCTCGAATTCAAGCTCACAAACTTTTAGACCCCAGTTTGTTTCCTCATGTATCGGAATACATAACCGAACTTAGAGAAGATAGAGAGAAGCGTTATGGCGTTACTCTTATGGGTCAGCTTAAACGTCTCCGGGAATTGTCCATGAACGCGGAAGAGGCAGGCCAGTTTTCAGCAGCCATCAATGCGGAGAAAACAAGATCCGCTTTGGGCGGTCTCACAACAGACAGGCGAGAAACAAATCATTATCACGCTATCGAAAACATGAGCCGACAAGAGATAGAATCTAGGCTTGAAGAACTTAGAAAGTCCCATCCACATGCTTTCGTGGATGCTGAATATGAGGTTATCAATGAGCCAAAAACCAGAGACGCTTCTGTGGAACAGGATCAAGTCAAAAATACCCCCACATTGGAACACCACTCGGATTGAAAACCGCTATGGGGGCGGAGTTCCAGACGTTCACGTATGCGCGGAGTCTATCCCTTTTTGGGTAGAACTTAAAATAACTAAAACTAACGCAATAAATATATCCGCCCAGCAAATTGCTTGGAATTACGCCTATTGTAAATCGGGAGGCGTAAGTTTCTACTTACTACACCCCCTCTCTTCCCCCCACCTATATTTGTTTGACGGGGTTCATGGTCGGGAGTTAGTGAAGTCGGGACTTCGGGGCGTGGACACTGGGTCGGGGTCGGGGGTCAAGCCACTCTGGTCCGGTGACAGTGAGTCGGGGATCGTGGCCGGGATGCTCGAGGTTGCTCGAAGTCGGGTCGGGGGGCAGGTCGGGTCGGGGTCGGGTCGGGGCTCTCGGTCCAAGAAGGTCGGGTCGGGGTCGGGAGTCAAAGAATCGTGGCCGGGCCCTGGAG